GCCAAATTTTGAACCTACTAATATTTGGTTAGGTTTTCTTCATGATAATGGTGATGTTGCCAGTACTAAAAGTATTGAAGATACGATACTTCGTCAAAGAGTAGTTAGGGCAAAGGCTGCAGCTGAAAGGGATCGGTTATTAGCTCCGATTAAGGCATTTATAGCATCGGGCAATCCTAGTGCACTAGCAGGAGCTTCTCTTAATTCAAATACAGTTACACTTCCCGGTAGTAATGCCACTGGTTCTCTGGGTGGCAGTGACGCCGGAGCACCCGATCAGGGAGGCGGAGGCGGATCTGCCACAGACAAGAGTGTAGCGGATTTGCAATCATTGGCATCTAATGTATCAGGTACACCTATTACACCAGTACAATCATCAGGTAACGGTACACCTTTATTGGCTACCAACCCGGTACCAGCATCAAAACCGGGAAATCCATCACCATTTGCACCAGATGGATTTGGTGCTGCTGCAGCTACATTTAATGCACCTATACCAAAAGTTACATTTGATAGTCGTGCAAATGTGAAAACTCTATTAACTAATCGTATTAGCGCGAATAAAAAAGAACAAGCACAGGCGACTAAAGATATTAGTCGATTACGCACTAGTTTAATTAGTAATGCAGGATCAGCTACTAGTAAAGCAAATGCGTCAGAACAATTAAGAACATCGGTTGATCGTTTGAAGAAATTAAAAAATGAGCAATCTCATTTAATTAGTAGAAACGATAAGGTAGATAAACTAACTTTTAATGAAAAAGTACGTTTAAATTTTATTTATGATTTTACTGGTACAGGAATTGATCGACAGAATTTTGAAAATGGATTATCTCCATCACAAAGAGCTGCTTATGATATCGCAAGAAATCCTGCTACCCCCAAAGAGGAAGCNAGACGTATTATGNAAGCNTTACGTGCAGGTAAAACACCTATTACCAATGCNAACTAATGACTGTACCAGCATCGATTGTAGATCAGGTATCCACTGGACTTAGAGCTGAAGCATTACAAAAAGCAGCTGATCTAAAACAGGAAGCCCTTAAATATAAAGATCTGAGTCTCACAAAAGACCAGATTTTATCTGCGGATGCCCTTAATATTAATGGGCAAGTTCGTAATATTTATTATCCCGGATTCCAAGCATACCAACCGTATGCTAATCAATCCGGTACCCCTGAACAAAATGCCGCTAATCTCCAAGCATTAAATAAACAACGACAGACACTAGCTAATCAAACAGGTGATCCAAATCTACCACAGGATGCTGTATTTCAGCGTGGTCAGGATAGTCGTAACGCTTTTATACAAAACCTTATCCGACAAGGTAGCCAGCAGTCTGATGGATCCTTTGCTTTAAAAGTACGTGATGCACTCAATGGTAGTGGGCAAGTACAATTACAGACTCCAAATGGAGCAGGTAACCCACTATCTACACTTAACACTCCAGAATTCAATGCTGCATTTAATGATCCACGGAATGTATTGGGGCAAGATCAATATCAAATAGCCAAAACACAAGCTGAGTCACAACAGTTACAGAAAAGATAATCCAAGTTACGCATTTAATATGGATGTATTTAATGCTCAAACACCCTTGGATATAGCTAGTACTATCGCAGCTGGTGCAATTGGTATTGAAGGATCTATTGCTCAATTTCTTATTGGTGTACCTGAATGGTTTGCAACTATTGGATCAGGGTTAACCAAACAGATATTAACCAAACAGAGATTTGGTAAAAAATTAACTCCTAAAGAATTAGCATTTACTCACACATTTGATTTCCTTACTCAGAAACAAACAGTAGAAAGTTTTCAGAAATTATCTGATACAGTCGCCAATGGATTTCAAGCTGCTGCAGATTTCGTAAAAACAGATCGTGTTAAAGCAGCGCAAGATCAGTTATACCAAGACCTTGGGGACTCGATTGATCAAGGTAGTTTTGCAAGTGATCTAGCCAGTAATCTTATAGGCAACCCATTAGGAACAATTAGTTCCATTTCAGAATCATTACCATTCATGTTGGCTGCGGGTAAAGAAGTAACTCGTTTACCTTTTGCAATTCAATATACAGCCCAAAACTATCAAGCAGGACTAGACCTATACCGACAAAAATTTGGTACCGAACCTGATACAGCAGAAAAAGCTCTTATAGTAGGGGGAGCAGCATTTATTGCTGCAATTAACAGTTCTGCTGCTAGATATGTTAATGGTGAGGCATTAGTAGAAAATCTTGGCAGCAAAGTTATGCAAACTGCTGTTGGTAAATTTGTTGAAAATACCGCAACAAAACTCGGTGCATCATTAGTCCCAAAAGAAAGTAACCGATTAGCATCATTCTTATTAAATGCCAGTAAAAAACCATTATCTGTTACAGGTAATATTGCAACTAGAGGTGCTTCAGAATTTGCTGAAGAAGGTATTGAACCTTTGGTTGCTGCAGCATCTGTTGACCCCGGTAGTCTTAGTCTTAATAAGAAAAATTTTGGTTTTGATGCCAACACCATTAAACAAGCTAAGATTGGTGGTGCAATTGGTCTTGCATCCGGTGCAGGTATATATAGCGGTACAAAAGTATTACAGATACCAGCTAAAGGGTTAGAAAAATATTCACAAGGAGCTGTAAGACGCCAAGATGCTAGAGATTCCGCATCTATAGCCAATGATCCAAATGCTAACTTTACCCAAAACATAATAGATCGTCTGGATAATGGTAAAGACGTTGCATTTAAAGACTTCAATGAAGTCGATATGCAAATCGATAAAAATTATGATCCAGTTCGCAGGATTAGAGAACCTGTTGATACGAATAATAAGGACGCTGTATTACGCCGTATAGGGGATATCTCTAATCTTACGGAGATCATCAAACAAATGACTCCTAAAGAGCGTAAGAGCGATTTAGGAAAGCAATATGAACTACTTGTAGGACAGCAATTACAGTTCATCCCATCACTACGTGAACAAGCGCAGAGTTTAGGTAACGCTGAACTACAAAAAGCAGATACACCAGCTAAAAAAGTAGATGTACTACAAAATGTTTACCTTGGATCAAGTATCCCTCCAATAGCTACTGATACAAAAGAAAACCGTAGTGTTCGAGATACACTTGAATCAGTTAAAACGGAATTTATAGCTAAACATGGTCAAGCTGCATTCACCAGTATGGCTAACACCCTTGATAACGCTATAAGTATTAGTGAACAAGCTGATGCTCTTAGAACTAAATACGAAAGTCGTGCACCTAAATCTGCTGGAGCTGCAAAAGTACATCAAGATGTAATTCTTGGATTTAAAGATGGTAAAACTGAATTCCGAGGTGGTGAAGCATATCGTCGTAGCCTACTAGGTCGTCTTGAACTCCCGGGTTCCCCGGGGTTTGATGCTGAAATAAAGCAATTAGATAATTTTATTACCAGTCAGAAAAGTAAACTGGAACCAAACAACCCATTACGTGGGGATGTTAAAGCGGTACATCCAAAAATCAATGTACGTCCTAACGCACCATCATTCGGTAAATTAATTGAAGATGAAATCAATTATCTCCAGTCTATTGCAGATGAAGCAAGAACTGTTAAGGATGCTGTTGACAACAATCCAACTAAAGTACCTATAAGCGATACACCCGTACAAGCTCCTGTAGAGCCTTCTACAGCGTCTGAAGCAAATACTGCTCCAGTACANCCAGTCGAAGCTAACGCACCTTTACAAGAGACTATAGATCCAGAAACAGGTAAGCCTTTAGCACCTGAAGAGATTCAATTTCGTAAGCAAGGATCAGGTGATCTTACAGATTCCAGAGGATCAGCTTTAGATACAATTAAGAATATCGCTAGTAAATACAATTTGACTCAGACTGTTAAACGTAATCGTAAAACTATTACTGAACCTAAAACAAATCTCACTAAAGCAGAGCAACAAACTCTGTCTAAAGAGGATCTAAAAGCATATAAAGAGGCTACCGCTAGCCGTAAACAAATTAATAATGAGCTAGCCCGACGTAAACGATTAGCACAAAATGCTAATCCAAATTTACAAGGTGATGTTGTATTAAGTCGGACTCCTAAAAATGTACGACAAAATGAAGCACCCTTTGATTCACGTATAATTAGTGAGCAATTTGATAGTAAATATAAAACTAGTAGAAAGCACAGCAGTAACATTTATTCCTGAATACAGGTGTATTCACTAACAACCTACAAGATTTATTAAATAAGCTTATAGAGATTAATGGTGATCTCAAAATCAAAATTAACAAATCCAAATAGTGATCTGTATAAAGCATTAGCTACTGTACATTCCAGGTATATGCAGTTTAATGAACTTATTAATGGTACATCTAAGAAAGCTGGCATATTTAAAAGTATCGGTGAGAATCGTTCAATTGGTAACGTATCAGGTATAGATTTATTTCGTAATCTTGCGCTGAGTCTTGCTCAACGAACAGATATAAAACAAGGCCCAAGTAATCAGGTATTAAAATTCCGTCCTGAACTTGTTGCTGCTATGTCTATTTCATCTGGTTTATGGCTACATGAAATGGGCAGTGGTACCCTCATACTAGATCGAACAACTATCGCCAAGATGTTTGGTATAGATGATCGAGAAATAACCAATGAGCAAATTCAAGTAGCTCAAAGGAATGGTATAAGACGTAGCTTAGTTAGTAATTCCATTGGATCCCGCATATACCAAACTCTAGGGATTAAACCAAAGAATACAGCTAGTGAACTTGCTCGTACTCGTTTAATTAGTGCGCTAGGCGGTATGGCATTAGCCGTTATGGATCAACTGAATGAAGTTGATATAACAAGTCGTGGTTATACTGAAGTTAATGATGAATTCTTTGGCCCAGATAGAATTAAACAAGATAAAGCTATTGAGAATACCCAATTAGCAACTGTTAAAGTTAAATCGAATCCAGAAGATGACACTAAGATCCATGATGACATCGAAAAGATCACGGATTCATATAAAAAACTAGATGGCATCGAGATAGGAGAAAAACTATTTGGTATCAATACTGAAGTACGTACTCCTTCTTTAGAACCCATTCCTAATGTTCAAACACAATCAAATGATGGATTATCTGATATAACTGATGAACAGCAAGCCGCAGCACTAGAAGCACAGAATGTTCCACATAGATTGGTTGGTACTACGACTGAAACAGTAAGACTGCTAGGTAAGCAGTTTATGTATCGTTTAATGGGACTCCAGAGCCTAAAAAATACACATATTAATAACAAAGCTACTACGGAAGGTAAAAACCTCCAGATTAAAGAGTCTGTTAGAAAACTATTTGATTCTATTTCTGAATATACAGGAGTCGATTTCTATTTAAAACAAAATATAGCTGCCAGTAGGCGTTCCTATGTAGCTAGTAATCAGTTGGATCCACAAAGCGATAAAATGCACCGTTTTATGGTTCGAAGAGCAAATGGTAGTGTCGAGGTTTCATTTAATGAAACCGAGTTACTCAATGCCTTTAAAGTTGCCGTAGCAGTAGCATTTGATGGTGATAACGAAAAGAAAAGTTTAAATGCTAACGTCGAATATTTTGATAAAACATTTACAGACGAATATTTAAATAAAGTTATCTTTGCTTTTACTCAATTAAATAAATTAGATAATAAAGCCATCCCTAAAAAGAATCGATTTGCTATCGAGCAAAAGGTTATGGGTTTACTGGGTGATGGTGATGGACGAAGTCCTCATGGGTTACACGCCCTAACTGAACTACACGAATATGCTAAAGCCAAGAAAGCAGGAGCCAAGAGTTTTACTACTGAAATTGTAATGGAATCTGATGGTGTAACCAGTGGTAGTGCTATCGGCTTCACTCAATTAGCTCATGCCTTTACTGACTTTGAACCAAGAGATAACTTTAAAGATCCCTTAGTTATAAAAAGCAATAAAGTATTTACTGGGTGGCTCGAGCGATTTGGCTTATTTCAGAAATCAACTGGATACAAATCNTATGCTGATTGGAGACATTCTAAATCTGGAAAAGTTAATCGTGACAGCTATGAGCATATGGCGGAATCTACTGTTAAAGCATTAAGTAAACAACTTGCTCAGCTAAAAGCAGGTGAACTAGGNGATTTCTTTGGCAATAATTTTGATGACTCAGCAGAGAGTACTGTTGATTCTGCTGCTACAAAAAGAAAATAGCTAAAGCTCAACAGGGTATGGAAGAAATTCTAGGTAGCTTTACTGCCCCACTAGAAGCAGGTTCAACTGATACACTTATTACTAAAGCTGCTCGTAATCTAATGAAGGATCCCTTCATGATATTTGGCTATGGAGCAGGCCAAATAAAAATCTACCAAGCATTAGCTCGCCAGACTGTTGATAAGATGCTAACTGGAATTGAAGATGCCGTACAAAATGGTGATGAGAAAGAATTAGCTCGTTTAAATAAAGCGATGATAGATTTAGTAGGAATGGCTAATCCTAATGTTGCACCAGCTACGGGTGTTAATAAGTTCCCAGCTAAAGGTCGATTCCAATCACTAGATAATGCCCTCAGTACCAGTATTTTAGCTGATAGAGCACTTATAGAAGCTAACATGGTTGCCATATTAAGGAATACAGTTGGTGCTACATTAGAACAAGAACTTGGTGGATTTAAGCAAATACGTGATCAAATGAATCATGGTTTTCAGATTCAATTTGTTGCATTTGATGCAGCAATGAAAAAACAAATTAAAGAGCTGTCTAAAAATAACCCACCGGGTCAGCCTGCTACGATTGAGCAAGTTCAACGTGCGATGTCTCACGTCGCTTATTTGATGCCTTCATTCCAAGGGGCAATGAATGGTAGTAGCCAAAAACAAAGAATTTCAATTATGAAATCTGAGAGTGATTTTGGTGCAGGTGGTGAAGATGCACACCAGAGTTTAGTAAAAATATACTTTGAAGGTCAGACTAAAAAACAGTCTGGTAACGTAAAAGAACCAAGTGCTCAAACTCGAGCTGCTAGACAGATTTTTGTAGATGGTGGTGTAGCTGGCGCTGTAATAATGATCCATTCATTGGATGCCACGATTCAGCAACGTGCTATGAAAGATAAGGCTGTCCTTAATGTATTTGATGCAGGCGTCACTGATATTAAACAATCTGCAGCATACGCCAAGGCGTATAACAAAGCTTGGGTAGAGTTATGGAGAGACTACGACATACTTAATGATGTATTAAGTATGATGCAAGTCGTAGAGGATACGCCTGAAATTACTCAATTCCTTACTACAGATCGGAAGATGCTTAATTCCAGAGGAGAGCCTAAATATAAGAGCGTAAAGCACTTTAAAGGACGTTTATTTGGTGATTTAAAGAAAAGTAGGGCTGCAAAAGCCGCTATCCTTAAAGACGGTATGTATGTCGCTCAAATGGCCCATCCTGATCCTGAATCTGTGTATTACTACCCAGGTGAAGCAGAATCAAAACGTAAACCTGTATTTTTTCGTCGTAGACATAAATCTGATAAGGTTTTAAAACAGGAAGGTAATTATATTCCTGAAAAAGATACTGGAATTATTGAATCTAATACTCCGGAAGGAGATATTAGTAAACCCAATGATCAGGGTGAAATAGCTACCCCTGTAACAACTAGGAGTGAACCTAATGCCACAGAATCCGACAACCAGCGAAACAGTACCCCGGAAACTACCAATCCGGAAGGACAAACCAACGCCGAACGAACCGCGCAAGAATCCCTTCAAATAACGGATGAGGTATACACTCCACCATTCGATCCGGATCCAATTATTAATGAAGAAGTCTATAACAAACAATTTGATGGTAAGGCTTTTCTCGAGATAGGTGGCGGTGTAAATCTACGAGAAAGTACGGATAATAATCCTTTAGTTAGAACAGCTCGTAATGCAGTTTATGACGCGTTAAAGAAACTTAATTTTAAGTTCCTAGATGAAAAAGGTGCCCCAAATGTAGAACTTATTGAAACTATTGCTTCAAAGATTATTCATGGTAAGAGTCTTGATGATCCTCAATTTATTAACGAAGCTTCAGCAGCATTATCATTTGTAGTTTATTCCCAATTGGGTATATCGGATAACAATAAACAAAAAGATGTAATTCGTTCATACGCACATAAAGCTATACATGATTTCCTAACTACAGGAAAGATCCCAACTAAAAGATTACCACTTTGGAATCGAATTAAGATTACATATGACAAGTTAATTGCGTTCTTTAAAGGTGAAGAATACGACACTATTCTGCAACGGTTAGATGACACACTTAATACGTTTAAAACAGGTAATTTGGCGGATATTATATTCCAAGCCAAAGAAGGGTATGGCAAAGCTCAAATTTTCAAAACAGAAATGGATAATAATCCTCAAGCTGTCGCTGTATTACGGACTATACAGGATTCTGGTATTAAATTTGTCATGACAGGTAGTACTGCCTATGCAGATCAAATACCCGTGTATAGAAAAATAGGCAAACCTATACATGATATTGATTTGTTACTCGACAAAGCTGATATACCAAATGGGGTTCGCGCTTTGACTACTGGTAATTTTGGTAGGGGTGCAATCATGTATGATTTTCGTCCTAAAGGAAAACGTGTACTTGGTTTAGCTGTTGTACCAGCTGGTTATGAAATAAAAAATTATCATGCTTCACGCAGCCCTGATGGTACTAAAGATATACGTAGAAGTTATGAAGTCTATGACCAAACAACAGGGAAACAAGTTGGCAGTTACAAATTTGAAGCCAATAACTTTGAAATCTTTGAGGGAATAGCTGGTGTATCTGTTGATCTCATGGAGGATCATCCTGAACTTAATCAGACACAGACGTTTAAAGATGGTGACGAAACAGTATCCATTAAAGTAGCTTCTTATATTCATGGATTTGCGGCCAAACTCAGTATGTTAAGGGGTAAGGATATCCAAGATTATTTAGCTGTAATTCCTCCTAACCCAGAACGCACTCAAACTAATCTAGTTGCCTTTGGTGGTCAGAAAGGTTTACCTGTTAAATCAAAACATGCTGAAAAGACTAAAACTGCTGTAGCAGCAGCAATGAGTCGTCTACCTGACTCTATACGTACATTATTTAATGCAAAAATTAATGTCAGTGATTATCTTGATCCCCTATCTGATAGTAGTACCTCTTTAATTACAGAGCCACTACAAGTACGTGTTGTTGACAAAATAGAAGGTAATCCTAATGCAGCAGGGGTGTACCATCTTATTAATAATGCCAACCAGTTATCACATGTATTGGATATCAACAGTGAATTAGCAGGTAAATCCTTAGAAGAAATACATCGAGAACGTCCCGGTACTCGAGATATGAATCAGGAACAGATATTCGATTTTGTGGTTAACCACGAATTAGGACATGCTATTGATAATATATCTGGATTCCCTTCACAGAATATGTTCCCTAGTGTCAAGATTAATGAGTTAAAGGCAGATTATGAACACTCTTTAGCTAATTTAGATAGTACTAATGAAGGTGTCCGAGATACCTATAATTATCTCGAGCTACTATTTCGTAGTTATGATGGTATGGATCAAGAGACTCATGCACTCGAGATCTTTGCTAATTTTAATGCTTGGTATAACGCAAAGCCAGAAACATTACAGCGTGTATATCCAACTATTTACGATCAGATGGAGACAATCTATGCTTCAATTCGGCAACAAGCCATCGAAATTAATACTGCAACAACGTCGAAAGGCAGTCAAAGCAGCCAAGTCGTTGATGGGCGACAACTCGATCCCGGTGGAGCCGTTGAAGCTGAACGAAAGACAGGTGCCGATAGACAGAAAGCCATCCTCGACAACTTACGCGCCAAACGCAAAGCAGGCCAAACAAAAGCCGATAAGGAAGAAACAGAACGGATTATAAAAGCTGCTCAACGATCAGACTACAGACGGCGTCTTTATTACGATAACTACGGTAGTGCACTACGCGGAGATGTTTTTACTATCCCCGGAATTGGTGGAAATAACGATATAACTGTTTCATACAGTTTCCGTGTATTAGGTGAATTCTTTACTGTTTACCATGTTGCCGATGGACAGGAAGTTGGTTGGAATGTTGTTCATGATAATTCAGGTACCCATTTCCTTGCTGAAACTAGTTCTAGTTATAAAACAGGTAAATCAATACAAGAAGCAGCAGTAGGACATATTCGTGAGCTTGGTACCAGTGGACTACGTAAACGTATCCAACAATATACGAATAGTGATGGTTACAACGGATCTGTAACCAATCAAGGTAATATTCTTGGATCCAGTGATGTACCTATTGATCCTGATACATTTATTGCTGATATGGAAAAAACAGTTACCAGTGAAAATGTTGCAGGAATGTTTAACTTGTTTGGTAACTTACAAGCTGATATTGATCCGAATCACACACAACATTTAACAGACCTTATTGATTCACTCATATCTAAGGCATTAAAGCCTATCGATGATATCACTTTAAAGATTAAACAAGATCAGTTTGGTGAATCTGCAGGTGTTATTGCTGGACATGAAATCTATATCAATAATGCTTCAACTCGTAAAACATACGTAGAGCAAACTGCTCAAGAAGTTTATGTTCACGAATTATTCCATGCAATTAGTACTTATTGGTTAGATCATAATCCTACAGCCCGATTAAAGTTACGTCGTTTATTTGATTTGGCTAAGGCGAATACAACATATGAAGCGTTTCTACGTAGAGATTCAAATGGCAATATACTTTATCTAAATAATAAACAGGAAGAGATAGATCGCGCTAAGAGTATGCGGGATTATGTATTTCGTCTTGGTGAGTCAGCTGATTTAGCAGGAGCACCTCGTAATAACCAAATACGAGAGTTCTTTACATATGCAATGACAAATCCCCAAATGATTGCCCATTTGAAAACGCTTAAAACAAGAAAGTCTAGGCATTCTCCAGAAAACAATCTATTCAATAGTTTTATAGCTACATTGAATGATCTACTAAATTGGGTGTTTGAACGTTTTAATGCAACTAGCTCTCAGAATATTCATGCAGAGATTGACCAAATTGCTCATTCTATTATTGGAGTAGAACGAGCTAATGCCTTCCGTATTATGGATAAAATTGAGTATAGCTTTACTAAAACTCGTGAAGCTGTATTCGATAACAATCTACAGGGGATAGTATCCTCTGTTGGGGATATGGCAAGCAAATTTGGTGATCAAACTGGTTCTAATGTTATTACCGATAGTGTTAGAGCTGTTGCAGGTATAGCAGGTGATATTCAAGGTTACAGGGATTCCGTACGCCACCTACCGGGCGATAGCCCAGGTAGAGTGGCAGTACGGGATGCCGTACGTAATGTCCTTGATACAATGACAAAACCAGATGGTGCAATACGAGAGGTAGTAGACTCTGTAGTAGATAAATCAGAAAAGTTTGGTGCATTCCATGAGCTGCTACGTAAAAGTAAACACCTCATTGATCAACTAAGAGAAACAGTTGGTAATACTATTTCAAGAAATGTTCGATCTGAATTTCTTACCTTATTTGACCACACAAGTAACAGTACTGATGAAAGTTCAGCAGTAACCAAAATGTATTTAATGACCGATGTGGATTCATTAGATAATTACACTCCTGATCAAATTGCTGAATTATTTGATAGTGAGGATATATTGGCTGCTGATATTAAAGCTAAGCGAAATGCTATTCGTAAGAATCTTACTAAAGACGAATTTCGTTATATCCAGCAACAGAGCAAAGGTTTAGCTTCATTAATGGTCGATGGGTTTACCCAAACCTATAACCAGCGTCAAAATGCTGATCAAATACTTTTCCCAATTAATAAAGCAGATCTTCGTCCACAGCTTGATGAATATATAAGCTTATTGGCTATCCAAACAACACACCCTAGCATCCGCCATATGGCCGCTAGAGTCACGAGAGCGGAATATGCAGCTGACAGTAAGCGTAATGGTATTACGTACATTAGAACGATGCACAGAGCGTTTAAGAAGGACTCTTTAGAACGTCTATTCTCTGGTAATCCTATGCTTACCCGTAAGGGCTACATATCCGATGTATATGAGACTGGTCGGTCTATTCTAATTGCTCCTACTGCTAATGAAGCAGTTCTGAAGAAAGATGGTTACACCTTGAAGTATGCTGTAACGGATGACGATACAGTTACTTTCAAAGGTGTACCCAAATCTTTGTATGTAGCAACTAATCACCCGACTACTCAACGAGTCAAAACAATCGTATCTATTGCTGATAAGAATTCATTTGGTACTACTTTGAGTGAATCCAGACGAGCAGGTGAGTCTGGGTATAACCAAGTACTTGATACATTACAATTTGTTAAGACTAGAAGGGAATATGATAGTAGGGCTAAGCAAGGCAAGCTTGCATCTGGTAGCGCACTTATACCTATATTTGATGAGCAAGGTAATATTGTTGATTATCGTTACGGTATTACTGAAGCCAAGAAGCATGAACTACTACAAAAAGACTTCCGTGTAGAAGTTGTTATGGGTCGNATGCATGCAAGCATTGAAAGTAAGGCTAATTCTGAAAGTATTAACCGTGAATTAGTACACCTAGCTCATGATGATTATAAGAAAAATTACCGAGATAACCCTGATGAGTTTATACAAGTAAGTTCAGATCCAAAGAGTGAACACTTTGAGACTTATAAATTGCTTCCTAAAGCAATGAAACGAGATATAGAACGTATTTACGGTAGTACAACTCCCATGTATGTACGTAAAACCCTATTTAGAATGGTATTTGGCTTTCGTAAAGCTTCTGCAGCNAACTTAGAATTCATTAAGAAGGTAGGACTAGCTCCTTTAGTACGTACTATAGAGAATGGTTGGCAAGCTATTATTGCTCAAGAGAAGATAAACATCGTTATAAAAAATATTACGACTATGGTTGATAATATTTTAAGTAATACACTACTTCTTAAAGTAAAAGGAGTACCCTTCTCTGACATCATTAATGATACTAAAGAAGCTGTACTGTTCATGAACCAGTATCAAAAAGACTTTGAGAATCTTAAAAACCTTGAAAAACTGGCTACAGGTAATCCTAATCTACTTAATAAGAAAGCTTTCCGACATAAAATCTCATTTTTAAAACAAGAATTGAAAGATAATCCTGTATCAGAACTAGTTGATGAAGGTATTTTCCAATCTATTACAGAAGATTTAGATGCAGATCAATATGGAGATAAAAGTAAGCTTATAAAATGGCTTAGTGAATCTGCTATAGGTCGTGTCACACCAGAAGCTATTAAGAATGGACTTAACATAGCTTATCTTTCCGAAAATACTCAAGCTTTTAAGTTTTTACTTAAAACAACTCAATACAGTGACTTTACAGCACGATATGTGCTAATCAAACATCGTAAAAAAGATAAAAATGCTGATCATAAACATATAATTCGTGAAGCTGTGAATACTTTTATCAATTACGATGTCCCTGATAACAAATTTTTACAGTATGCCAATGATATTGGTTTGTTTATGTTCACAAAGTTCGCTCTACGTATACAACCAATCATTGTTGATCTGTTTGATAAGAATACAGGCAATGCTGTAACCAGTTTATTGGCACAACAGTTCCTTGGTGACTACCCTGATATACCTGATTCATTTGCTCCGATAACAGGATTGACCCATATCCTCCATGCAGATGTACTTGATCACCTTGCTAATGCAACAACACCACATTTATTTGTAGCATTAAGTAATGTATTGCCGTTTGTTTAGTTACTAACAAGTAATTTATTAATTTGATTAATGTTTTTAATGTCTAAATAATCCATAGAACGGTATATTAAGCCGTCATAATTAAGGTATAACCACTTAATATAAAAGGTATCTTCCTTTAGTGCCTCTCTTATATTAGATGTTGTTACTTCAATACAGAAGTTATCATCGTTTAAGGAAGGATTATTAAGAGATATTAGCTTTGAACTAAGCTGTGCAGTTGAAATGGTAAAGCTAAACTCTCTATAAAATGGAAATTGAAGGAATAATTTTAGTTTTTCTTTAAAGAATTTTTCTATTTCAACTAAATCACAAGTAATAGCAGTCTCTAATTTACTCCCAAGGGAGTTTATCAGGACTAGATTTTGTGGAGTTTTCATTTTTATTAACTTGTTTTTGTTTATACTCTTCGTAGTCATGCCAAGCAAAACCCGCAAATAACCCAATAAAACAGGTTACTAAAAGCGGGATTGCAATAAAACTGAAAGCCAGTCCTACTAGTGCAGCAGTAATTATTAGCACAACAACTCCAAGCTTTCGTAGTGTGTGCATTATTTTTGGAAGATATTCGCAGCAGGTGCTGCCACTGTTTCCTCAGCTACTTCCTCCTTAGGGGCTACTTTACCATTAGGATTCATAATTGCAGTAATACGACCAGTTTTATTGGTCTTAGTAATATCAATTGAAGTTGTCGCTGCATTTGCTGCCATTCCTTTTTCGTTCATCCATGCTAACAATGCTGCTTCAACGTCTTCATGCTCGAGTGTTATGATCATTTTAATCTCACTTAGTGAATTGTTTAAATGTGTGGTGGGCAATCATTAATGAATCTGATTTTCCATCGAGTAATCCGCCTCTGGATCCACGGATATTAGCTGTTGGATATAGTTGTTCACATATCTGTGCTACATCCTTTTTTATGGTTTTACTTTTGGGTTTTACTCCAATAGTTTTTTGCCATACTTTTGGTGCAACTTTATCTACACCTATTTCGGTAGCCTGACATAATGATGTAATCAGTCCAAGATTATATCCAAAACTAAAGTTAGATTTGGCAGACATACCAAATAATGAATGCACGTCTTCAATCATTATGGTTACAATTTTGTACTGCTTATTCATCTCTAATATCCAGTTATAGATACTAGCGGGTGTAGCAGTTGCTAAATTACACCAATCAATCTTACGATCCTCTGGGACTAAGAGGCATAGGTACCCCTTAGCCCCTGGATCAACTCCGATATATCCTTTAGGCATTCTGACTAAAGAGCGAAGTTTTTGGTGCAGTATCTGCTGTAGAAGCTGTTTCACCTGCATTTTGGAGCTTTGTAAATGTATTTATCGCCTGCTGCAGATTTCTTCCGCTTATCAAGCACTTCACCTTTACGTTTTTCTTGCCATTTTTTGGCAAACTCTCCATCAACTATTCCAGCTAAACCTTCTTGAGCGGTAATTCCATCGATTGTAAATACTTTATCGATTTCATTTTTTTCACTCCAACAAGTGGTATCACGATAGTGATCTTCTTTCATCTGAATAATACCTAGTTTCAGACGTTTACCAACAAGTGCAGTAAGTACTTGTTTCTCTGTTGGTTGCTCTTTTACGAGTAGTGAAGTTATAGACTTTTAATAGTTTTGGTTTCTGGATCAGGCAATTCAGACGCCTACTTTACCAGTAATAACTGTACACATTTCATCAAAGAGTGTGAATCCCGGTAGATAACCTTTACGACCATCATCTTTTTCCCAAATATGCTTTCCATCACGATTGGTTACATAAATGGTTTGACGGTAGTATTGTTTATTATCCAGTTGGAAATGAAACACAATACCTATAGCTCCGTGTTTAGATGCCTCTATATATGCAACTTCAATCGTTGCGTCATATAGATCGGATCTGAGAAGACCACTTACTCCACCAATACTGTCTTTTGGGGTAGCGATCTCACTATCTTTCTTTAGATTTTCAAACATAATTTTTCCTGTTTTAGTTAGTAATAGTCCTGTAATTTTTCAACTACATGTTGGACGCTGTTATCAATGAATGTTTCCGATTGGCTCCACATACCTAAGCTACTGCGTATACGTTCATTAACGGTTTCCTTAGTTAAGCGTGTTTGAAACACATACTTAAATCCAAGTTCTTTTTCCTCATCAGTAATATCCAACATAGCATTTTGATAATTTGCTAAAGATGCCAGAGTTAACTTTTTTGAACTGAGAACCGTAGAAAAGAAGGATTCAATTCCTTGGTTCATCAGAGATCCCTTTACTTTAACTAGGGATTCCATCGACATTTCTTTTTCATTTAAAACATCTGAGGTATGCGCCAAGAATATAATATTCTTGGTAGACTTTGCCACATACTGTGACATAAGTTTCTTCATGAATTGGGCGTAATCTCCCCAAGCTTTCATTGTATTTGAGGCAGTTAATACATGAACTGTTTCAAACATATCCATTAAATAAGTTAATGTATCGATTACAACAGTATGGGTATCTGGCATATCCTCTACTGCTGCAATTGCTTCATATACCTGATATGGATCAGTAATTGTGTATTCTTTAAATTTTGATTTAAACGGTAGTTTCTTATTATTTTCACAGTTTAAGTACATTACACCTTCTGGATTCTTTAGGCTCATTAGGCTAGCGGATTTGCCAGTTGCTGATTTCCCTGAGATTAGAACCAAATGATCATTAGACATTATTATTCCTTGCCGCTAAACGGTCTTCAATATATTGATGAATTTCTGACTCCCTCCATCGGAGTGATTTACGGGATGAAGTCATCTGGATAGGTTTTGGAAATTTTCCTTCTTTTGCTGCTGTATAAATAGTTGATTTTCCTAAAGGAACTAACTCTCGTACTTTTTTGATACCGATAAATTTAGTCATTTTATACCTCCATTGCTGCGGCTTTTTTAGTTAGGGATACCATGATAGTCATGAGTATTTCATTTTCAGGCAAAGGAGAGTTAAGTTTGCCATTAAATGACAATAATGCCTCTCTAGTTGCGTTTAACGTGTACCCGTTATCTAACAACGCATACCCATATTTTACCAGCATATTGCTTCGATTTCCTTCTTCTGTGTTTAATTGAAACCACCTTTCTAAACTATTCATAGAACTGTAGTTATTGATGTATTTCTTTTGTTTAATAGCTTTATCAGTTTGTGGAATGAATAGGGTTGCATCCAATAATACTGTTTCATCTGAAATATTATATTGATGGACACTATCTTTATAGGATTCCCATTTTCTAGCTATATCTTTTGTTGCTATATCAACATCAAATGGTAACCATTCAAAGATGTTTACCATGAATTGGCTATATTGTTTTGGATCCAAATAAATAATATGTGATAGTGGTAGTATGATTCGAAATCTATTTTTTACTTCTGTATGGCTTTTAGTAGTGGCAATTAGGTGTACGTAATCTTTTAACAGTAAACTAGCTGTATCAATATTAGTTCCACCATCAATGTCTAATACAACCATATTAAAGCCTTTAATAGCTTTATCACTTATTCGATGTTTTTCATGAAAATGGTGTACACAATAATGCTGTCCGTCTGCTCCTGTGAGCTTATACAGTTCATTGAATGGGGCTTTTACAGGATTATAATCTAAAGCTAAATCATCACTATGAGATAGTATTAATTCGTTAAGATTAGTTGGGGTTAGAGATTCTCCTTTAAAGAATTCAATATTATCAACATTACTTATTCGAATAATAATATTATTCTTATACCCCCAAGCAATTGCTAATTTAATTAGCTCTCGTTTTATACTTTCTGATCCACGATATGCAGGAACATCTTCAACTAAATCTACTTGAGTAACTTCCTGATTCACATCAGCCAAATATTTAGCAATACGAACATAATTTCTATCACGATTCATGATAGCTTCAAATGATTTACCTGAATCCTCAGCTAATTGAATAGCATACTGCAGGTGTTTGGTATCTAACGTTGGACTGCCTTCCATGAATGCGTAAGCGCCTGCAAGCTTCATTGCTTTATAATATCGATGGTTCATTTCAGCTTTCTGAACCTCTTCATGATCCTTNAAATTATGTGCTTTATCTTCGCAATCTAATCTGTAATTTATGAGCGCAATACTTGTNTCTTTGCTCATCGTTAACGTTTTATTAAAGTGCGATAAAACAGCTANATTCTTAAAAGATTCATTTAGTTTTATCAATCGATTATCGATATTACTATTAACTAAACTATCGTATAAATCCTCTGCTTTAGGTCTAGNATGTTTCGTATTCAACTGAGAATAACCAAANAATAGCCTGCGAGCATAGCCAGTCTCTAGCATGGCATAGAAATCATCTTCTANTTTACTGGTGAGTAATTTACTCGGGGTACCNAATAAAAGTAGATTAGTAGGGGTTCTTCCTTCAATATCCTCATTTCGGATATTNTCATTTGTATTCTTAGTTAATTTTGCTTTGGTCTTACCAATATCATATAACTCAAGAAATGCATTAAGTACATCTGCATTATTTGTGAAATGAGATCCTACTTCATCTCCCTCAAAACACATAGATCCTGCACCAGACATCAACAATTTATGTCTCATTTGTTTAATAGCTGGCACAGTACCTGAATCAAATGAAAATGCCAGTGACCCTAGCATACTAAACTCTCTTTCAATACTTGGCAGCATCTCACTCGGTTGTAATCCCGCTAATCGACCCCGTTCTACTGCTAAAAGATTTAAATTCTTTTTAGCTACTTCAGGAAATAGAGTTGTCATAAAGCGGTCTTTAAAACCCGCTATAATATGTTCCTCAACAATATTGGTTGCAAAGTTTTTACCAAACCCTGAATTTGCTAGATTTAATACATAAGTACTGACAGGTAGTGTTCCTCGTTCATGTGTTTTTATATTACAGCGCATCATGGAAGCAACTTTACTCATGTAATACGCTACAAGAATCCTAAAGAAATGTTTATCATCTGATTGTGTTTTCTTGACTAGAATATCAACAATATCCTCAGATATAGGGAAGTACGACATATTTGTTCCTCAATTAAATTTAATTAAACCAGTTCGTTTATATTCAGCTGCTTGTTCGCATATATCCATACTATTGCAGTACTTACAGCGTACTACTTCACCTGGAACCATAATGACACACCCACAGCCATTATCTGCTTGCATTGCATCAGCTTCTTTTTTGGAATTAAAATTCTTTGTAGCTCGTTTTGATGTGTCACCAGATTTATAGTATTTCCAAGTAGTTTCTCTTTGCCATAACTCAGTTGAGTCACAGGAAGGGATTAAATGTTGATTCGTTTCATGCAAATAATGATCAATTTGAGTGAGTCTATCTTTAATCCATTTATCCGTTTCCTGAACTGACATTAACTTATATTGTTTCGATGTAATTCTGGTTTGTGGATACTTTGGATCTTGGCTTGCTTTAACTTTTGACCAATCTGTAAATACAAAATGAATCATCATCGTATCTTCCTTGATTATTTCTGGATTCAACCAACGATAGATTGATCCTTGCATTATGTAATCATGATCATGGGATCCAAATATCCATGCCCATACAGATGTACTTTTATAATCTTGAACTTGACCATCCATCACAATGTCATATTTACCTGACACAGTCCATACACCTACTTTTTTATGGGTACGGTTTTCAATATATACAGGAATTACTCCTTTTTTAGCTCGTTCCTTTTTACTTGGATTTATTCTAATTCTATCCGCTATGTTAGGTAACCCTAAGCTAGATAGTGCTTCTACTACATGTTTCTTATTTCCCCAAGCAGCCTCTAAAGAATCATGAAAGGCTGTACCCATTCTTGCAGCGATTATATCAACTAAATCAATCGATCTATTAGACTCTCCTTGGTGCTGGGCGGCCAGTATTACCGATTTAAGGGGCTGTAATAGAGTGGTAGTACTGATGGTGTACGGATCACTGTTATAGTCATAATCGTCAAATAAAAGCCATACAGCAGGGGCTAATTCAAGATTAGCGTTATTTGTAATATTCGTCATAGGTTATCCGGTTAAAAGATCATCAATTTGTAGTAATTGGGTAAATTTATTAAATTCTTCCCAATCACTACGGTGGGTAAAAAATTCACGAGGAAATTTTCCAAAATCTAATACAGTTTGTATTTCTTGATTAGTTGGTTTGTATTCTCGATTTACAGATTTACTTATAGGTAAATAAAATGCTAAACATCCGGGAGAATTTTCAAAGGATTTTTCTACTTCAAAATGTTTATTATTTCCGTTTATATAATTAACAGTTACAGAATATAGTGCTTTTTTATCTACCTGAGCGTTTGGTAACCATAGGGTTGTACAAGTACTCGACCAAAAAGATTGACCCATTCCAATGTATTTATTAACGCTCTCTGTAAAATATTGTAATTTTAGTGCCCATATCGTTTCAAATATATGTGGCAATTCTTCGCGATACATATAGCGGTGGTTATCCAAATCTGCGGTGAGATCTTTAGGAGTTACGTAATGCAAATTTGACGACATCGTCCTTAAAGCAAGATCGTAATCAAACAATAACGAACCTCTTTTATATTTATTCGGCAATTCCACTAAGTATCCTCTCTATTTCAGCTAAAGAAGCTTTATTTGGTATGGTAGTTTGGTCTCTCAAATTGGAACCAATTTCTAGTTCTGCTTTCATTGGCACATCCTTACTTTTTATTTTTGGATGGTCATTCCATTCCATACATTCTACTAAATTATCATTTACCCATTTAATCGTTTTAGGATCTTTTTTTATAAGTACATAGATCGCATCATGAATTATATTACAAATTAAAACATTGTATCGAATATCCCCATTTTTAAGTTTTTTCAAACGGTTTTCAAACTCTATAACTGCTCTATTCGTAAGAACGCCCCATGATTGGGTTATTGCATTATTTGCTGATCTTCCTTCAGATTCAGCTTCATACGGTGTAACCCTTCGATTTAATAAGGTTTGTCTTAATACAGGTGTCCGTAATTTTGCCCCAAATGCCAATGTGACATATCCAAGTTCTGCGGCACTCTCAATGTTCTTTTTACTAAATTCGTCTGATACTTTATACAAATCATGATATTGTTTTTCAATCCGAATAGCGTCAGATTTAGACAATCCCAGGTTTTTAACGAGTGTATGCCATGTGCCCTCATAAGTGAGTGCGAATGTTGGAGCTTTTGATCGTTGTCGTAGTTTGGGGTAATATTTACGGATACTGTTAATAGAATCCACAGTATTAATAATATCAGGCATATCCTCTTTAAAATATGCAAAGGCTCGTAAGCAATGTCCATCGAATCCATCTTTATACACCTTATTTTTGTTTGGATCTTTTGTAAGAATTGTATTAATTCGATCTTCAAGTGAACTGAAATCTGCACCACCTATTACCCAGCCTTCAGGGGCTTTAAAACACTCTTTAATATCGCTACCCCAAGTGCTATTAACAGGCATATTTTGCATATTAGGATCAGAACTAGAATACCTTAGTGCCTGTGTTCCTGTTGTTTTTAAATTACCATTTAACCAAGGTTCATTTGGTTCTTTATAAAATGCTAGTTCTTCAAAGTTCTTTATAAAGTTATTAAGAATTATTTCTACAGAACTTAGATCCAATAATGAATTAAAAATAATTTGATGTTGTGGGTTTGTTGTTCTGTTTTTATGGTTCTCGAGTACCCTAGCTTTAGTAGAAGGTAATTTAGTTTTAGTTGTTTCTACAATCGGTAACTCCATTACATCATGCAATAGGATCCTTACATGGTTATCCGATCCCGGATTAAATTCAACATTAAATTGATCTACTGTTTTAACTAGTTTTTTTAATTTTTTATTGGCCGCTTCACAGGCTATTTGATTAATTATTTTAGTAGCATCAATTACTAGTGTATCGGTTTTTAATAATTGTTTAGCATGATTACTTATACTTTTTAATTTGAGTTTTAACTTATTTATTTCTTTCATGTCCATTGGTAAACCAATGAGCATCATTTTTATAGTAGGTATTAAACTGGGCTGTGCAATTATCCTATAAAATTCACGTAATTCTTCATCTAGTAGGCAATCATCATATTTGAATAGTACGTACCAAGTTGCCATAGCGTCAATCAAGTTATACTCGAGTAGATCAGGTAATGCTATTTTAGTTACATCTTTAATATCATCTTTAGCATAGTCACCAGCGAACTCTAACGCATTAGATTTTAGATCTAATTGGTTACCACCCGTTGAATTCGTAGCGATATAAGTAAGTACCTGAGTACAGTGAACATTTCTAAATGTATGTAAACCTTCCTCCATTCCTTTGTAATCTTTTGGGTGCTTCATGAATAAGTTATATACAAGCACCTTTACATCAAATAACGCGTTATGGAATATTAATTCACCTTGAAAGTTACGAAAAAAATCACGCAGCATATGAAACAAATGTTGTGTATTATTTTTACGAGTATGAGTAATGTCAAAAGCAATACCGCTATGCTGATCCATAGCAAACGCAATGGTAGCAATACTACATTCATTAAAACGTAACCCAAACGTTTCAATATCACAAGTAAGAGCGCCGTAGTGATTGAGATTAAATAACGCATCTTTTATTTCCGTTATTGTTTGTGGATAGACAGCAGTTTCAATAATATTAGTTCCAATCTCAGTTTGATTAGCATGTATAAAATTAGCCAACGCTCTAAGAGACTCATTTAAAGTAAACCTCGCTTTATCGTTATAAAATGTTGCTTGGTAATTTGTACTAAGTAAGATATTAATATCTTCATAGTTATCCCACTTACAAGGTAGTACTGCCCCAATCTTATTTGTGGTTTTGGTTAATTTAGTTAGAAATTTAAAGTAATTTGTATCAGCAACTAGTAATGTAGATAATTGTAAGCTTTTACATACTTTTAGAATCTTTCCACTGAATATTTTACCGTCTTTAGCTGGAATTTTATTATTATCATTATAGTGGGTACCTATAGCAACAAAATCAGATTCATTAAAACCAAATTTCAATAAAGGATTGATATAATTCTGAATTAAAAGGTCTTTATCTAGTGCTGCTTCTTTTATTAATATCCCAATAGAAAAATTGGAGTGGTTATCGTTAAAAGGTAAAACAATCATTATTCGTCTATCAAAATGTTATTTGCTTTCATGGTTTTATATTCGCTATCAGATAGAAAACTAACCGTAGCCATATCCATTTTTAATGGAATTATTTTATCTCCATCTATCTCTTCCATATTACTAATAATATTTAGAATGCTATCTAATTCTTTATAACTGATTATAAAGCGATAATAACTAAATTTAACCAATAACCATGGATTTTTAACGCCTAGATTTGTAGTAGATAGTTTCTCCAATTCCTTGTGGTCTGTGGTTGCTGTAGCAGATCCACAAGTTTGGGAAGTCTGGTTCATCAGTAAGATTCTCCGCATATAAATCAGTAAAATATAGTAATACAGATGGGGGATTTTTCTTACAATACTCCATCACTGGAAGGAAGCTAGTTCCTCCCCCTCCACCATTCCATTTTAGATCCATTATTGAATCAAATTCAGATATTGTACGTATATCGCCTTGGGCTATGATGTAATCGCAGCCAATTATTGTTAATTCCTTTGGTTGGAATGTTACTCTAATACTCTCAATTTCTGAATAAATTTCAGTTAATTGTTCTTGATTTATGGATCCACTCAGATCTATTCCACATATTACGTTACCAATTGTGGGTACACCCTGAGAGGGTAAATAATAATTTGGCATAAACCTTTTATTAGGGCGCTTCCAGCTATAATCTGTTTTAACAATATCACAAAAAAATCGTGTTAAATGCTTGTTCCAATCAAGTACAGGATCTAATAGCTCATCAATCATTCTGCCAATTTCACCGGGTATTTGCCCAGCTTCTTGTGACATTTCAGTAGCAGTTTTAGCTTTAGCTAATATTTGAGTAGTTTTTTGTTGGGCTGCTCTAATATCGCCTGGGGCACCACCCTTATGTTCATCAGTTAGTGAACCTGGAAGACGTACATCATCACCAAGTGGGTTATTTCCACCATTAGGGGGATCTTTTATTAACTTCTCATAAGCCTGCTCAGTTGCTAATTTACCTAATTTTGGGTCATATAAGCCCCCTTCAGGGATCGTAAATCCTGTTTTAATTAACAAAGAATTAATAACGTAATCACCTGCCATATTCCAAACTATTGGATCACGATCTTCACGCCTAGCCATATGGTCAAAAGCAACATGCCATATTTCATGGGCTACTAATCCAATTGTTTCATCGAGAGATAGTTTTAATAGAAATAGTGGGTTATATAAGATTGACAACCCATCAGTAGCAGCTGTAGCAACTTTTGTACTTATTTTATGACGAAGCTCAAAACTAATAGACGCTAAAAATATTGATCGAGTTAAGATTGCTATCTTAGCCTTATCCAATAGTGTCTGAGCTGAATTAATATCAGCTTCAGTTATCTTAATAGAGTTTGTCGGCATTTTGTATTTTCCAGGCGTTAATCTCAGGTACATTTAATAATTCAGGCTTAATCTTAATAGCACCTCGTAGTGTCCATACTTGGAATTCCATTGGTAATCGATTAACAAATGGCATTACCTTTGGAAGAATATTTACATTGTCTTTATTACATAATAAAGAGGACAAAGCCCACATAACACTTGGTTCTTCAGGTAAAACAATACTATCTGGGTTTTTTTGTATATCTTCCATTTTTGGTAATTTGTTATAGATTTTAGTAAATCCTTGGAACTCAATTGCAGGGCCATTACCTACTGTTCCTGCTAAACAAATTAGTGTTGAGGTATCAATATCATCTGGGTGCCGTTTAGTAAAACGTGATGCAAATTCCCAAGTTCTTGGGCATGCAAAAGTTTCATCTGAATGATCTGGTTTAAAGTTATGTAATAGATCTGGTTTCCATTTAAGGAATGCACGAATTCGATAATCGATATCATAATCCAATGCCCATTTCTGCCAATCACTATTATTAACTTGAAGGGTGAAATGAACTAATCTTGATTGCAAAGCTGTACTCATTTGAAAAGTAATAGCTTTGTCAGTTGTTAGATTACCTGCTGCAGCAATAACACAATTCTTATGGATATGATGTTGTCCCACCATCTTATCCAACATAATTTTATATGATGCTGCTTGTAGAGATGGGAATGCGCTAGTAATTTCATCAAAGAATAGATACCAACCATTATAACCTTCAGGTATTGAATCACCTTCAAGCGGTATATTCTCAGGTGGTAGGTATCCCATACGAGTACCATCTTTACTATGAGATGGGAATCCTTGTAAATCAGTTGGGTCTGCTGTGGTTAAACGAAAATCAATTAATTTAAGATTGAAATCTTTCGCAATTTGCTGGTTGATCCAACTTTTTCCAACCCCCGGACTTGCTTTTACTACCGGAACTAAACCAGCTTGCAGTGTTTCTTTAATTGCTTCATAACACTGCTCAGGTGATACAACAATATTTGTCATTAAATTCTCCAATTACTATGCGTAAGAAGGGCAAAAAAAAAGCTCTAGTGGAGTTACTAGAGCTTAAAAAAGTTAAAACCTAGAGAGGAAGGAGAATCGGTCTTAACTTTGGCTAGAGGAATTGTTTAATTTGAGGTGGTTCCCACGTGTCAGGTTTCATTACTTTACCACTGGCATTGTAAATAGGTTCTCCATCTGCACCGAGTTTAGACATATTATTAGCATGAATATGATTAAAAACTTGTTGTCCGGGAATACCATAAACTATTTCCGTACCTGCAGCAATATAATGTATATCTGTTAAGGCGTCTGCTATACCTTCAAAATCATCATCTATCTCTGCTTCTATATATTCAGCAACTTCCTCTAGTAATAGTTTCATTCGTAATGAACGAATACCTACTGTTGCCAGATCATCACTAGATGCAACTTCTAATGCTTGTTGAGTAGTTCGTAGATATCCAATAAGAATGTGTTTATCAATAAAATCAGGTAATTCTGGTTTATCTGCTATTGTAAGATTAAATGCATAGTGAAAGTCTTTAACTTTCTGCCAAATATTCATAAGCCTCTCTTATTTCTGTATATATTAACAGTGTACCAGCTATAGTTAAATAAAACTAAAACTGATTCCAATAGATTTGATTCCAAGTTGATACGTCATAAATATCAGAGCTGGTACCATCAATCTGTACTCGTTTAAGTCGAAAAAATCCCCTAAATACAGGATATTTCCACATCAATAGTCGGGCATAGTATGCTGTATAGCGATCAGAAATCTTATAAGGTTTCTGTCCTACACCGATCATAGTATCCCAACGTATTCGCTCCATAACGGTGCGTAATCCACCTCTATTACGTGCTTTTTGTAATTCTAATGAATATTTAACTATGGCTGTCCATAATTGTGGATTATTGCGGTAATGCTGAATAAATTCATTATGTATCATTTTTTATGCCTCTTGTGGTTAAAATACTATTCTTCGGGTTTATCTTAGTGATGTGTTAATCATTCTGATCCCCCTAACACATCAATTAATTTATCGTAAAGTGTTGTTCTTTCATGCTCTAACTGCTTTATCTTTTTGTCCCTGTTATCTATTTCTTTTGCTATTACACTATGCACCCAAGGCTCAGCTTCTGGGGTAAGTTCCTTTATCCATTTATAACTTACTGTATTGTTCATTTTATTTCTCTAAGTTTTTCTTGTTTACAGTATATAAACGTCAAGATTTGATTCTTTTTGTACGGCTTCAACTTCTTTTATATGTTCTTGTATAC